AAGGAAACAAGTCATTTATATACTCTACAAGTAGATGAAAGAGGCGTTACAGAACTTGTCACAACAGATACAAGCACATTAGATGCCAGCACACAAAATGAATTAGCAGACAGGATACATCAAACACCAGAAAGGGAAGGGTACGAAGGTTATCTCATAGGAGATGGTATAGCACCAAACGGAGAAGCATTTGGTAGCGGAATAGGTTTTCCAACTGGTAGTGTTACTGGAGATTACTTTTTACGGACAGATTTATTTCCTAACAGATTATTTAGATATGACGGGCAAAGGTGGGTCAAAATGGAAGACAATATTAGAGTTAACCTAAGCAATACTGATTCTAAACAAACACAAAGAACATCGTTTGTTAATAACACAGCTACTTCTAGCATAGGCGGCGAAACTGTAAAAGAAAGACAGAGCCTAGCAGATGCTTTAAAAGCCAAACCGGATAACGAATAATGCAACATTTTTATGATGGACAAATTAGAAGATATATTACTCAGCTTATAAGACTGTTTAGTAATTTTAAGTACAAAGACGGCGAAGGCAGAGAAGTACAAGTGCCTGTGATGTATGGGGATATGACACGCCAGGTTGCTAATATTATAAGAGATAACAGTGAAAATAAAATACCTTCTGCTCCTAGAATGGCAGTCTACATTACTTCATTAGAACAGGATAGAACTAGAACAGCAGATTCTAGTTATGTTAGTAAGGTCCATATAAGAGAAAGAGCTTATGACGATACTAACAAAGAATATCTCAACACACAAGGAAAAAATTACACAGTAGAACGTATTATGCCTTCTCCGTATACGTTAGCAGTAAATGTAGATATTTGGTCTACCAATACAGAAATGAAATTACAAATATTAGAACAACTATTAATGTTGTTTAATCCTAGTTTAGAAATACAGACTACTGATAACTATGTGGACTGGAGTAGTTTGACAGTAGTAGAATTAGTTAGTTTAAATTTTAGCAGTAGAAGTATACCACAAGGTACTGAAACAGAAATAGATATTGCCACTTTAGGTTTTTCAACTCCGATTTATATAAATCTACCTGCCAAAGTTAAAAAACTAGGTGTAATAACAAATGTAATTATGAGTATTTTTGATGAATCTAGAGGAACAATAAACCTTGGCACATCAATGCCTGAACTTTCAGCTTATTCAGATACAGAAAACAATCAAGCAAAAACAGATTTACAAACAGGCAGAACAACCAAATCTGGTATTGATGTTTCAACTAACAATTATAAAGATTATGACATACTTGTAATGGGTAATACAGCACAAATAGTTGATAGAGGTAGAGTAGGAAGTATAGCATGGGATCAAGTAATAGATCCACATCCTGGAGTGTATAGAGCAGGACTATCCCAATTACAAATTAAAAGAAAATTATTGGCTGGAGAAAGTGGCACAATAAGCATCAATGGTGGTATAACAATTAATGAACTTGACAGGACAAAGTTACAAATAGTATGGGACGAAGATACAATTCCTACTAATTCTAGTTTAAGTAGTCCGAGTGGTAGAAATAATACAGGTAGTGTAGATTATATTATAGATCCGCAGAAATATAATCCTAACTCAACAACAAAGGTAGCAGGTTTAAGACTATTGCTATTAGGTAAAATAAATGATAGTGCTAATGTAGGAGGACTAATGACCTTTGGCCAAGATCCAAGTGATGGTAGCAGTAGAGATCCTTATGATGGTCCAGATGCTTGGAAAAATGCTGATGGTAGTGACTTCGTGGCAGGTCAAAATGATGTAGTTGAATGGGATGGTTCTAAATGGCATATAGTATTTGATGCTAGTACAGATGATGGAACTACAACCAAATACATTACAAACCTAAATACAGGCGTACAATATAGGTGGACTGGTACAGAATGGATACTCAGCTGGGAGGGTGAGTATCAAAAAGGTACTTGGCGCCTAGCACTTTAAGATAATTATTTACATGAATAGTGAAATCACATGTAGTGGAGCCTTATTCTATGCTTTAAAGACCAAAAGGTTTCTACTGCTACATAGGACACAAAGTAAACAAAAAAACGTATGGGGATTGGTAGGCGGAACCAACGGAAAGAATGAGTATCCGTGGCCTGCTTTACAAAGAGAAATTACTGAAGAAATTGGACAGATACCAGATATCTTAAAAACTATACCTTTAGAAACATTTGTAAGTAGCGATGAAAAATTTAGTTTTCATACCTATTTGTGTGTAACGACAAATGAATTTATTCCTAGTCTTAACGATGAACACGATGGTTATAGTTGGGTAAGTTTTGGAAAATGGCCAAAACCATTACACATGGGTTTACGTAATACATTACAAAATAAAACAAATCAAACAAAATTAAAAACTGTATTTGACCTGATAGGATATTTAGAAAATGAAAAAAATTAAAAGCATTACCATAGTTGGTGGTGGATCAGCGGCATGGCTAGCCGCAACTTACATTCAAAATAATTTCTGGGACATTCCATTAACGGTAATTGATAAAGAAGTTGGAAATCCAATTGGTGTAGGCGAAGCAACTGTTTTAACTTTTCCAGCATTTTTGAGACAATGTGGAATTAACCTGCCTCAATGGTTTCAAAATGTAGATGGTACATACAAAGCAGGTATTGACTTTCCGAACTGGGTAGAACCTGGCCGAAAAATTTATCATCCTTTCTTTTTAAATAAATCCTACTTTGATTTAAAATGTACACAATATGATATATGGGCACAAAATCAAAAATTAGATTTTAGACATCACAGTATTCCAAGTTATCAAAATACCATGATGAACAAGGTTGACATGTTTAATGCTTTTGAAACTCTAGCATATCATATTGATGCTGGTAAACTAGTGACAGAATTACAAAATATTTGTGCTAATACAGTCAACGTAATCAAAAGCGATGTTGTTAAGGTTAATAAAGACATAGATGGCTATATAACCAGCCTTGAACTGAAAAACGGTGTAACACACACATCAGACTTTTATCTGGACTGTACGGGCTTCTTATCGCTTTTAAAAGACCGAAAAAAGGTCGAATTACTGGATACAGGTAGATTGTTTACCAATGCCGCAGTAGCCGGACATGTTCCTTATGAGGACGTTGATAAAGAACGTGTGCCGTATGTAAGTTGTCCTGCTGTGGATCATGGTTGGATATGGAAAATACCCACACAATCAAGGATTGGTTCTGGTATGGTATTTAACAGCAATATAACTGATCCAGAAGAAGCTAAAAAGTATTTCTGTGAACATTGGAACAACAGAATTAAACCAGAGAACTTGAAACTTATTGATTGGACACCTTACTATAGCGAAAACTTTTGGGAAAAGAATGTTGTATCAATCGGCCTAAGTGGTGGATTTATTGAACCTTTAGAATCTACAGGACTTGCTAGTATGACTTATGGAGTACAGGAACTTGCGTTACACATTCCGCAATATGCTTATACTGAAGCAAGTATAGACATGTATAACAAAACAATGATGGCTTGGTATTCAGATGCTGTTGATTTTGTAGGAAGTCACTATGCTGATAGCAAGTGGGACACAAAATTTTGGAACTATGTTAAGGAAAGTCATGTTAAATCTCCAAGACACTTGTTTTATGAAGATTGGCTGAAAGATCCAGAAAGAACTTTTTATTCAGATGTTTCTAGTAAAACATTATTTCATCCACAGAACTGGCAACTGTGGTTAATACAAATGGGATATCCTGTAAACGTTGACCTAAACAGATTAAGTCCTATGCAGACTGACTTTGCTATGACGGAATTTTTGAAGTCAGAAGAAATTAGAAACAGGGTAAGCATATCACACAAAGACGCTATTGAAACAACCAATATGGGTTATGATTGGTTTGAACGATGCCATAGCACAGGAGGTTTTTAATGAAAATAGTCATAGTAGGAGGAGGAACTGCTGGCTGGTTAGCGGCATTAATGATTTCTAAGATACGACCAGAGCATTCAGTAACCTGTATTGAAAGCAGTAAGATAGGAATTATAGGAGCAGGAGAAGGTAGCACTGGTTCATTAACAAACATAGTTCAAAACGAAATGCATAATCTAGGTTGTGTTGAAGAAGATTTTATACGTGAATGTGACGCTACAATAAAATTAGGAATAAAACATATAGGTTGGAATCCTGATACAGTAAGTCATTATTATGGTCCTATTGACGGATCTCCTACCAGTTACGATTCACAAGATTTAGTTTTTTTAAACGCTTTAGGATATAGAGATAAGGAACTATTACACATTAGTACTGAACTAGGATATAAAATACATCATAATAAAAATAGTTTTCCCGATCATAACGGCAATCACGCATACCATTTTGACGCACATAAAGTCGGCAAATATTTCAAAAAACTTTGTGATACTGTTACACATATAGATTCAGAAGTAAACGAAGTAGTATTACACCCTGAAACTGGTTACATCAAAGAACTAAAGCTGAGCAATGGTAAAACACAAGCGGGTGATATGTTTATTGATGCTAGTGGATTTGCTCAAATATTAATGAAAGCAGTAGGCAGTAAATGGAAAAGTTATAAAGAAAATTTGCCTGTCAATAGTGCTTTACCTTTTTTACTACCATATGAAGAAGATGAAAAAATTGAACCTGTAACAAATGCTTGGGCACAAAAGAACGGATGGTGTTGGCAAATTCCTACTCTGAATAGAAGAGGTTGTGGTTACGTGTTTTGTGATGATTTTGTTACACCCGAACAAGCACAGTTAGAACTAGAACAGACTATAGGTAAAAAAGTAGAACCTATACGATTATTGAAATTTGAAAGTGGTAGACAAGAAACATTATGGATTAAAAACTGTTTGTCAGTTGGATTATGTGCGGC